AAGGCGGCTGCCGAATATATTAGGCAATACACATCTCCATTTGTAAATCAATTGCCTGAACAGATTCGACCATTCGCCCAAGACCTTGCATTCAACCGTGGTGCCGGTGGAGCCACCAAATACATCCAGCAGGGTCTTAACAGTCTTGGACAAAAAGTATCAATAGATGGAAGGCTTGGACCTCAAACATTGCAAGCAATACAAGGTGTTGACCCAAAGGCCCTGATGAAAGCAGCAAGCCAGGCCCAATTACAAGATGAGTATGCTAGAGCCAGATCAAACCCGGAAAGAAGGAAATTTCTTCAGGGTCTTGAGAATAGGATCAACAACCGGCTCTCGCTATTCGGAGCCGTCTGATTCGTAAATATAGGTCTGCCCATTATTGCCAGCAAAATAGTTCCCAACCCTTGTTCTTAAGGTTGCATCATTGCTGTAAGAAAAGTCTCCGTCAATCACGGTTAGCTTTCCATTCCCATAATACATATTTCCACAAGATCCATACAAGCCACGAGGAGTTATGAATAAGGGACCATTTTGCACAACTAGCCCATTGCGTGTAATGGCAACTCCACGCCCACCGCTGAACACGGCATTGCCGGATGGGTATGTAGTTCCCACGAATTCGTCCAGATCCTCCCCCATCACCGGTGCCACCAGCACCGCCATTAGGAATAGTGTTGCTTTCATGCGTAAAAACTCCAGCATCCGCGCCACCTAGTCAAGCATGAAATTATCCAACCGCCAGATAGGAGCAGTCGGGGTGGCCAGGGTGGCCGGAGCCTTGTTGCGGCTGGGCTATCAAGTGCTGACTCCGCTTGAGGATTTTTGCGGGTATGACCTGGTGGCCGAGAAGCGCAAGCGGTTTATCCGCATCCAGGTCAAGACATCCGAGCGAAAAGACCCAGATCGGAACAGGTATGGCTTTATGACCTGCAAGGGTCTTAGTTCAAAGAGGCTTTATTCTGGAGGGGTCGATGTTTTTATTTTGTGGGGAATGGATGACGATCTGTTCTGGATCGTGAACCCAAGGGATTGCAAGGGCAAGAATTACAAGGCATCCATCCGCACGGGGTCTTCATGGCGTATATTAAGCGATCTCTAACCTCCAAGGAGGCATGGCGTATCTTCGAGAACGCCGTCAATAAGATGAACTCGGTCGAGGAGGCCGCCGAATGGTTGCGGGAGAACCCGCAGGTGGCCAAGAAGATGACCGGTGCGGGGTTGCTGGAGTGCTTTGACGAGGACGCAAAAAGTAGTTGACTAGGTTTTGACATCCCCGCTAGGGTCGGGCGATGGCAATCAATTCAAGACGCAAAGGCGCGGCAGGGGAGAGGGAGTTTGCATCATACCTGCGCGAGCAGGGCTGGCAAAAAGCACGGCGCACACAGCAGTACGCCGGTAATCCAGAGGGCGGTTCGGGGGATGTGGTCTGTGGGAATTTCCCATTTCACGTTGAGGTCAAGCGTTGCCAGCAGGTCAAGCCAGAGGAATGGATGCGACAGGCCAAGTCCGATGCGCCAGAAGGCAAGATTCCAGCAGTTTTCTTCCGTCGCAATGGCGAGAAGAAGTGGCTGGCCATTGTCCAAGCCGACGACCTTTGCGAGATTGCACGCCACATAGCGCCGCCCAATTTTGTTGTTGACGTGGTGGCTACCCATCCTGTAGCAACGACCGTGGCGCAGGGATTTGTAATACCTTCAACCCCAATAAACCCAAACAAAATACAATAGAAAGGACAGTATAACATGGCACTAACCATCAGCGCAGAATCAAAAAACTCGGAACGTCAGTTACCGGAGGCGGGAGCCACGGTCGGCATTCTATTCAGCTTGGTTGACCTAGGTCACCAGAAAACCAATTGGGATGGCGAGGAGAAGTGGTCCCCCAAGGTCCGCCTAACCTTCGAGCTTCCTGATCAGGTTATCGAGGGCGAGGTTACCGAGAACGGCAAGACCACGAAAGTGACCAAGCCGATGATCGTATCCATCGAGCAGACCCGGTCGCTTGGCGAGCGCGCAAGCCTTCGCAAGCTTCTGGAACAGTGGCGCGGTCAGGCGTTTACCGCCAAGGAACTTCAGGCGTTTAGCCTCAAGAACCTGCTCGGCAAGCCGGCCATGCTGACCCTTGTACACAAGACAAGTCAGCAGGGCAGGAACTACTGCGCCATTGCCGGTGCTTCCAAATTGCCCAAGGGCATGAAGGCGCCGTCGGAGACGCAGAACGAGCATGTGTATTACGAGATTGAGCAAGGCGAGTCCGGTGACTTTTCCAAGTTGCCGGAATGGTTGCAGGGCAAAATCCGCGAGTCCCGGGAGTTTGCCGGCAATGCACCGGTTGCAAAGGCGACCGATGGCGATGGCAATAAAATGCCATTCTAATCTAGTGGCTCTTACTTTTTCACAGAAAGAGCCAAACCAAACCCGCTTGGTCTTCACGGACCAAGCGGGTCATTGGTATAATGCCGATGGCAAGTCGGCTCATGTAATCATTGGCAAGACCGGTCTGGAGCGCAACACGACCGTCGGCGACGCAAGGAAGCTTGGACTTTACCCGAGCGTGACGTCGGTTCTGGCCGCAATGGCAAAACCGCAGCTTGCCAACTGGCAGATGGAGCAGGTGCTATTGGCGTCCATCAATATCGCTAGGGAGCCGGACGAATCGCTGGAGAGCTACGCCAAGCGAGTGATCAAAGCGTCCAAGGAGCAGACCACCAAGGCGGCCGAGCATGGAACCCGCATGCATGAGGAAATGGAAAAGATCCTTATGGGTCAGGAGACTTCCAAGGATGAGCGGATGGCGCCCTATATCAAAACATTCAAAGAGTGGGCCGCCGAGAATGTGACCAAGACGCACTGGTGCGAGCGTGCGCTGGTCGGGGCCGGGTATGCCGGCAGGTGCGATGCGCTGGTGGATCTTAATGGTGTCGGCACCTGCATCATCGATCTAAAGAACCGCAAGGTAAACGATCGCTATGAGCCGTTTTTCGAGACGGACGTGGCGCAATTGGCTGCTTATAGGATGGCGCTGGGCGATACCAGCGTTGGTTGCGTTTCGATTGTATTGGCCGCGAATGATCCAGAGAAGATTGTCACAAGGATCTGGGACGAGCGGGAGATTTGCGAAGCCTACCAAGCATTTTCTGCTTTACTCAAAGTATGGGCTTGGGTAAAGCAATACACACCACCGGGGATGAAACTATGAAATTTGAAATAAAAGAAATGAATGATGAATTTTTGTATTCTGAAAAAGAAGTTAAAAATCTTGGAAAAAGATTTACAAAAATAATACAAGATGAAAACAAAAGATTTGATAAAAAAATAAAAGAACTTGAGACAAGATTTCAGGATATGATAAAAAATGTTGAGTCCGCATTTGATAGGAAATATCTGGCGAATATGGAAAATATGTATAGCTCATTAAATAAGTCATTATCAGATGAGCTTGGGCTAGTTGGTGAAACTAGGGCATTGAGAGAGAAAATAATTAAATTTGAAAATACGGTCAGAAGATTAAAATGAAGCCACCAACCATCGAAGAACTTGGCAAGGCCGCAGAAGATATTGTCTGGCGAGTTATGGGCAAAGGCTCTGAGAAATCCGCGTATGGAGAGTGGTTTAATGTTGACAAGCCGGTGCATGATTACCATATAGGTCGCGCTATGCGTCACTTGTCCACGGCCATGTTGCAGTTGCAGAAGTCAACGCCTTGCCCGGACAACAACGGTGAAACGGCTGCGGATCACCTTGAAAGGGCGCTGGTCCGCGCACTGTTTACTTGGGCGCAAGTAAAGAAAGAGGTACCACGACTATGAAGAAAATAGAGGACATCAAAGTAACATTCATCTGGGGAGGCCGCGAAGTCACGGCATGGGGCGATTGCGATTACAAGACGCACCGCATTGACATCGGGCCGCAGGGCTACCGAGAACACGTCATGGCGGACGTGCCTTACGATATGTCAATCTCTCGCATCACGGTTTGTCACGGTGACGCAGACATTGCTAACCCCGAGCCGGAACTGCTGAAATTTGCCGAGCAGCTTCTCATGGAGGAAGCCGACGAACAACTTTGCGAGGTGGCATGAAGAAAGTTGTGGTCACGCAGGCTTTCGGGGACGATTGGCTGGAGGTCTTAAACCTGACCAGACCGCGCATTGAGGCTTACTGCAAGCGGCACGAACAGGACTTTATCTCCATCGAGAAGCCGCTGGCGCATCCGGTGCAGTACAGCAAGCTGATCATACCGCACCTCATGACGACCAAGGGCTACGATGTCGTAACCTTCCTTGACGCTGATGTGTTGGTCGCGCTGGACTGCCCTGACATCTCCAAGGATGTAGAGAAGTTTTGCGCCTTTGACGAGGGTGCCTACCTTGACCGCAAGCCGGGAATGACGGCACTGGCCAAGGCTTTTGGTTACAAGATCGAGCCAAGGTTCTACGTTAACACGGGTGTCTTTGTGGCAACAAAAGAAGTGGCCGGGATATTCGCCCAGCCGCCCATCGGTTTGTTCCCCAACCACTTTGCCGAGCAGACATGGATGAACATCATGGCACACCTATGCGATCTTGATCTTCAGGAACTTGACCCGGTCTACAACTGCATGACCAGCGTTGAGCAGCACTTCGGTCTTAACCGCTACCATGACGCATATATGATTCACTATGCGGGACAGTCGAATGACATGCACAAGCTTAGGGGACAGATTGAGGCGGACATTAAGAAGCTTGAGGAAGAGATCCGATGACCCCGGTGCGCGTGGTTCAGGCCAACGGCAAGTACAGGCTTGAGACCATCATGGGCAATGTAATTGGTCCAAGGTTGTGGGGCGCGATACCCCCAAACGGCTTGCCGCCGATCGATGACGTTTTTGACACAAAGGATGCCGCTAGGGATGCGGCAGAATTATGGAACATGTATGCGGTCTGGTGTCAGGACCGCTCGGGGAAGAAAAAGAAATGGTCTCGACGCAATTAACATCCGGTGATTACGACGCAAGAATCCAGCAGCTTGCCGGCGAGATAGTCATCCGCGCAATCGACGACATAAGGATGCTACAGAGACGAGGCATCCTGAATGGGATACAACCTACGGGTGCAAGGAGCAAAAACGTCAGGGACTGCAACTGCTACCGCAGAGTTGAGTCTGTCAGGAAGCTTGTGGACGATTTCTCCAATGGCGTGATCCTGTTCTGGTGCAAGGTGGCCGGAATAGATATTGACCAAGCA